ACCTAACTTGTCTGTTACTTTTGCAAAACTCTTTTGTCCTTCTGTTCCTGCTTTCAATCTACTTGTAGTTTGAAGCATTGCTCTTTCAAAGGTAGCGGCATCAATACCTGCCTCACCCATTGCTGTTTGTAAAACTTGGAAGCCTTTGAAAGCGGCCTCACTACTAGCGGCACCTGCCATCCTAGCACTTTTGGCTAGATTATCAAAACTATCAATTGTGTCTTTTACTTTGTTTGCTACACCAAATGCCGCCAAAGCACCACCAGCGGCTACAAGGGCCGCTTTTACTTTGCCTGCACTAAGACTTAATCCACCAAGTCCTTTGTTAATATTGCCTATGGCACCTTTGGTATTGTCCTCAGCATTAATTTTAATCTTATAATCTGCCATTACCTAGTCCTTCTTCTACCCTTCTGTTGGGCTTTCTTTTGTTGTCTGTGTTGGTGTTCATAATACTTAACCCAACCTTTCAACTCAAGAATGCTGACATTGTGCATCACCCAAGATACAGTCTGTCCTAAACTTTCTGCCAGCTTAAACAAGAACAGTATATCTGTATCTTGTGTTAGTTTCCCAATTCTGCTTCAGCCTTACCTACACCGCTGTTCATTTCTGTAACAACTCTGGTTAAAACTTCTGGGTCAACTTCATTCTTAATAATTTGTCTCTCACCTGGCTGAAAGATAGACTTACCTTCACTGTCTTTGGCTCTTACAATAAGTGTTTCAATCAATGCATCTACCAATTGACCCTTGTTGTGAAATTCCAAAACTTTTGATTGCTCTGCAAGTGTGAAAGCAGGTCTGTAATAAATTGTAGTTTCCCATTCAGGAACTTCAATACTTTTCAAGCCACTTGAAAGTGTTTCTTTGAAATGACTTGTTGCTTTTGCTAATACTTTATTTTTCATTATCTTTTCCTTGTTTTTCTAAGAGCAGGTTCAACTATACCTGTGGGTGCTTGTCTACTACTGCCATCATCTAATATTCCAATATATGGAACATCATTCTTTGCTATAGGTATGGTTCCTCCCTTACCTATACTCTTTCTTTGAAAAGTACTCTGCCAACCATTTCTAGCTCTACCAGTTCTGATTGGTGTAGTAGTCTTCAAAGTACTCACATAATCTTTGACAAATTTGGATAGATCAGTGTTGATCTCAGTAGACAATTCTCTTATTGTTTTTCTTGATTCACTCACTAATCTATCCTCCTTTGATTAATTTAAGTTGTTGTCAACTGTTAGAGTGCCTGTTCCTTGAAAAGAAACACTTGCTCTCATAACATCTTCTAGGTCTTGAACATACTCAATGCCTGTAATTAACACATCACCTGAAAGTTTCATGTCTGTATCAGATGCCAAAGGATAACAAAAAATTGTTCCTGTGTCACCAATTGAGAATACTGAATCAACTGAACCAGAGTCTGCTGAATCAGTCCATACAATGTCAGCTGTACCTTCCCAAGTCTTAAGACCTGGTGTGAAAGATCTAAAAGTATCACCCATAGCTGATGTTTCAATTGCATTAGCCTCAGATGAGATAGACCAGTTAGTTACTTCAGTTACATTTGTACCTGTTGATTGACCTGTTGCTGTATTAAAGTGGAGTGCTCCACCTTGTCCTGCATATGTTGCCATAATTATACCTCTCTTTAGATATCATAATGATATTCTATGCTGAATATCATCCTACAACTAGCATAAGGTTCTGATTCACCTATTTGAACTAGTTCTATTGTTGTTAAACTACAATCCTTTGCAGTTCCACCTAGAGTTTTATCAAGCGCCAATTGGCTCTCAATAGCATCTACTACTAGATTTCTTTGTTTGTCTCTTTCTTTACCACCAACTACAATAACACAATCAATCTCCATCATACTTCTTCTGGTTCTTGTTGCACCCATAGTTAAGTTTTCTCTGTCTTCACTGACAGTTTCAACATAGACAGCAGGAAATGCTGTCTTGGGTAATTCAGAAACTATAATTGGATCTCTTTGAACAACACCAAGTTTGATAGTGTTCATAGATTTCAAAGTAGAAACAAACTCACTAACTATATTCTCTCTAGACATTATCTGTATAACCTATCTTGTCTAAATCTTTCAACTTCAGTGTCTTGATCAACTGATCCACTTCCATCTTTGTCATATTCAATACCAAGACCAAATTGTGTGTTGAACTCTTCATTGAATCTTTCTTTGTAAAAAGTAAGTTGTTCTCTGAAAGGATCACCTTCTGGTCTAAATGTAGAAAGTTTAGGTAGTATATAAGCATACAATGCTTTGTATACTGTAGATTTTTGCCATTGAGATTCTGTTAGTCTTGCACTATTGAAATTACTTGGGTTTTCATATTTGTTCCAATACTTTATTCTGATCATACTGATTACATCAGTTTCAGCCAATGCTAATTCTGATGACCAGTCATCTACACCCTGATCAAAGACTTCAGGTGCAAAAGTGTGTAAGTTTTCATTTGTTGCAAATGCCATTATAAATCTCCATTAGTGTTAGAGGGCATAAAGCCCTCTAACTACAATTAATGATTATACATTAATCATTCTGATTGATCTTGAATTGTCAATCATTGCTGGTTTTGCATGAAGTGAAGCCACTACATCATTACCAACTGCCGCTGTTCTTCTGCCAATTTCAATGTCAACATTTTTTTGCATTGCAATTCTTAATGCATCTTGTCCAAAAATGTAACCTGAAGTGTTAGCCGCTGTAATGTTTGAAGAAACAAACATTTGAACACCTGCAACTTGACCAATGTAACCAGTTCTTAATGCTTCAGTTTGGTAGTCACCACCTGCATAAGCCGCTGTTCCAATTGATTTAACAACTGTGTTAGCTTGTGCTGGAGTAATTACTGAGTAAAGCTGACCATTTTCACCATTTGCTCTGATTTGAGCAACTGAGTCAAAGATTGCATCTAAAGATAGAGGTACACAGTCTGTTGTAGAATCAGTAGATGAATCTAGAGCTGAGTAAACTGCTTTATCAAATGCAGTTGCAACAGATCTACCAAGTAGTCTACCAATTTCATTTGGATCTATATTACCTAAATCTCTAACTACAGCTCTTGCCGCAATTAATTCACAAACAATGTTGTTTTTAGTGTCAGCAATAGTTTGTGCATCTAAATCAACACCTGTTGCCGCTTCTGAGCTGACAGTTTGTGCTGTTACTTTTGCTAATTCAGGAACTTGTAAAAGACCTGAAGGAGCATTTACTATAGGAATCAAGTTACCACCTAAGAATAATGATGACTCCTCTGCCGCAAATACAGTAGCGGCTAATACTGGTACACTTAAAGCATCTACATCTAGTGTACTTACATATTTTCCATTTGCCATTTTCTTTTCTCCTAGTTAAGAATGACTATACTAAACCTTTTTGCCTCATCTCTTTGTATTTGAGACGGTGCTCTGGGTTCCGCATATCTAGTTTTGAAAGATCAAATTTTTCATTTGATCTAGTGTCAGTGTTTCCAGTAGACCCTGCACCACTAGGTCCAGCAACTCTAAAGTAAGAATTTTCTGTCAAAAACTCATCAACCAATGCACTTACTGACATTGCATCACCTTTGCTGTCAAATCTAGCATTGCCATCATTGTCAACTACAGTAACATTGCCATCATCATTCATTCTGATGTTGTTTCTTAGTAGTGTAGCTACATGAGCTGGGTTCACTGCCTTAGCATTTGAACTTGCACTAATAAGAGCGCCATCTACTTTGATCTTTTCTAATTCAGATCTAAGTTGGCCAACTTCTTTTGCACTTTGTTGTTTAGTTTTTTGCAAAACTTTATCAAACTCTTGTCTTTTTATAAGTTGCTCTTCCTCAATCTGTGTCTTTAAATTTTTTAGTTCTCTATACTCATTTAAATCTACATCTGCATACTTCTTAGTAGCCTGAGAAAGCCTTTTTTGAAGAATTCCATCAAGTTCATCTTGAGTGAAAGTCTTCTCCTTAACCTGGCTGTCATCATTTCCAGCCGCAGTAGAGCCAGTGTCTACATTGCTGTTTTCAACTATGGTGTTTTCAGTTTCCATATCAACATTCTCCTTTGTTATTGTGGGTAACAAATACTTTATTCACTTTGTGTGAAATAACCCTGTATCTCTGGATGTAATTCCAGAATTTGTTCATTAGTCAAACCCTGATCCATCATTTCTCTAATATGAGAAATCATGTCTGCAGGATTCTGCATAGGTGGATGAGGCATCTGCTCATCTGCCATTGCTTGTTGTGTTGACTCCTGAACCAACTTCTCTTGTAATGACATAGTACTATGAATCTGATTCCTTGTAGTTTCATCTTCAATCAACATATCAGCTATCATTTTCATCATTTCAATTTTGAATTCATCATTTTGAACTGTATCAATTGCTTTCTTGTATAGCTCTAAGTCACTGTGTTCATCTCTTATGTCAAATGTTTCAGCATATTCAATGCTAAAATCTTGTGGTTGATCTATGTTCATCCATTTAAACCATAAAGTCCAGATTTTTGCTTCTGTTTCATGTAATACATGACTTATATCAACCAATTTTGTAGATAATAATTGTCTTTCTGTTTGTAGAGCAGTTCCTGACATAGGACTGCCTCTCATAATTTGAACTGCACTTGTGTGAGTCATTCTATGAATACTTTGAACAACTTTATCAATACTTTTTAGTATTCCATCAATACTAGAACCTGCTGGTTGTAACAAATAAGGTTTCAATCCAGGTTCCATATCTTCTTGTACTGTAATAATTGCACCTGCACCAGCACTTGCCTGTGTGCTAGGTGTTTTAACCAAACTAGGATGTCCACTAATTCTAATGTTTTGTTCTAGTTCAGATAGTAAATTGTAAATGTATTTCTGTGCATATGCAATGTCATTGATTAAACTAATTCCAATACCTTGTGTTGCACTTGGTAATGGTGCATAGTTTATAAATGGAATCATACCCAATGGATTAAGATAATCAAATTGTTCTATAACATCACCATATTCACCTGTGTCACTGTCTTTTTGAACTGTGTATTTGTGTATATGATCTTTTTTCCATTCAACTACTTGCATTTGATGTTTGTCTTCAAACTCAATTACTTTGATATAATCAAGTTCCATCTTACCTGCAACTGTTTTTCTATAATGCCAATCTAGCACATTCTGTGGTGTATAAGCCGCACAATATGCTTTTATACCCATTGCTTCTTGTTCTGCTTGTGTAGTTACTGCATAATCTGGCTTGTCTACCAGTATCCACATATTACCCAATACCATTGCCATGTCATTTACTTGTTTCATAAATGTATCAAAGCTGGTACCATTGTTATCAATGTCATCAACAAAGTTCATAACTTGTGGATTCATTACTAGATTGCCTAGTGTTCTCTTTGGTAAGTTTCTAAATAAGAAACTACCATATATGTCTACAGTGGTTTTTACATGATTATCTAAAGGTGTTGCCGCTATTCTTTTTGCATAACTGTCACCTGGTGTGTTTTGTTCACCCAAATACTTGATTAGATATTCACCTGCTTGGTAAAGCTCACCACCAATGTAACTTCTGTAAAAGAAATCAGCTTGATTTGCATGATTGCTATAAGCTGAGTGTGTGGTTAATAAATCTTCAGATTTCATCTCTATTCCTTTAGGTAATTAATTATATTTATCATAATATCTCTATCTTTAAAGATATGCTTAATAATGAGCAAACAATTCTGGACCAGCCTCTGCTTTTTGCATTGGTCTCTTAATTGGCATATTACCCCATACCAAATAACCCATAGCATCTGGAAGGTGATCAACTCCTGAACTTTTGTCAGGTTGTCTAGTTCCTTCCTTGTATATTTGTTTGTTCAAACATCTTATGAGACCCTTGCACTTTGGCCCTACAGTTAACCTAGTTTCACCCACTTTGTTGTAGAAAGCTGTATTCACACTAGCTATTCTATCTATAACAGGTGGATTAACTCTAGCAGTTTTCACTGCAAAGTTATACTGTCTTAAGATGTTGTGGTCAGTGTTCATAGCATTTGTTTTACTATTAGCACCTGAGGCATCTGGATATGCAATTATCCTGTTGTCAGGATATCTTCTGCTTATCTCATCACACAATTCATATGTATTAGAGTTTCTTATTTCAAACTCATCAAATATATGCATTGTCAGCCCATCCCAATTTGCTATAACAGCACTCATTGGTTGAGTGTTAAAGTCTATTCCTACATGAAGCACATCTCTCTTATCAAGTTGTGGTTCTAAATCTTTGACATTTCTTTCAACATCAAATGCATAATAGACCAAACCACTGAAGTTTACAAAACTTGCAAGAAACTCTTGCTCAAAACTTCTAGGGTCCATTTCTATCTTAGCGGCTTCTATCTCATCTTGTGTGACATTGCCACCTTCTAGTGTTGTAAACTGATATCCAACCCATCCATCATGTGCATTGGCTCCAGCCCACAAATCATAAAACCAGTTAAAGCCTTTTGGTGTACTAATAAACATTGCATGACCTTTTCTGTCTGACAGGGCAGGTCTCAAAACTTCTGACCAACAAGCCACATCTATGTCACTGCACTCATCCATTACCAAATAGTCTATACTGATACCTCTCAAACTTTCATAGTTGTCAGCACTTCTTAAATAAATCTTTGTTCCATTCTTAAGAGTTACTGTCAACTCTGTGGTGTTGATCTTTTTGATCCATCTTACCTCAGTTAATCTTTTTATAAGATCATCCCAGATAATTGTTTTAGCTTGTCTAAAAGTTGGAGCAACATAGTACACTTTCATATTAGCCTTACTTGCAAATCTGCACATCTCTCTAATACTGAGATAACTTTTACCCCATCTTCTACCAGCACAAACAACTTTGAATCTACTAGTATCATCAGCCACCATCTTTTGTGTGGGTGTTAATGGCATTTACTTGTCCTTTTTATTAGCCTCTTCTTCCAGAGTCTGGGCCCCCAGGAAGTTCTCCAGCGGCTCTCATCTTCCTTATCTTGTCTTCTGCCCAGCCAACTGCACTAGGTCCGCCCCATCCAAGATATGCATAGTAGCCTTTGCCTTTTTTATCAGCACCAACATATCTTTCATAGTTTGCTTTTGACCTACTTAGAAATGATAACATCCTTACAATGATATCAGGGGAAAGTTCTTCACCTCTAGCTATCTGACCTGCTCTCCTTCTTCCTGTAAGTGTGCCCCATCTTTGACTAGGACTCACTCTATCATTGTAGTCAATGGCTCTTTGTGCATCAGCCATCATCATTTTGTTAGGCTTGTATGGCATTATTCTTTCTCTAATAACAGTTGAAAGTCTGCCGCCGCTTTAACATTACCACCTGTTAGACTTTTTGCTCTAAACTCAATAATTCCATTTTGAGGAATTTGAAAAGGGTTTGGTAAGTTGTAAGTTACTGGTGCACCTTGCCCTGCAATAGTTGTAAGCACTTGTCTAAAAGGAATGTTGTCAGGATCTTTGTTGATCCAGATACTGATCTGTGCATCACCTGTTGCTGTTGTAACAAATGAAGTTAGATATCCAAAGTGTCCTGTTGGAATTGCAAATGATGCACTTTGTTGTTGTGCTTCACCTACTGCAATCTCATACAATACTGTATCATCTGCATTATTGCTAACACTGATAGTTCCTGCATTGACCTGACCTGCACTACCAACTTTTGTAACAAACACATCATTGACATGCCTGTAACTGTTTACACTTGTTACTGCCGCTGTTCCATTTAGGTTGATGTTTTCATCTACTATTGCACCTGAGCCATCAATACCTCTGAGTTTTATTCTTCTAGCCGCACCAGAACCACTGTTTGTGTCTGATGTGCTTGATGATTTGATCTTCAATTGTTCTGCACTTGTAAGTATGTTTCTGATACCACCTTGTGTGCAAATAGTTTCTAAACTTGCACCAACTGTTCCATTGATACCACTTGTGCCTTTTAATTCAATGCCAGGAATTCTGTCAGCCGCAAGAGCTAAACCATTTGGCAAAGTTGTTACTTTTTGTCCTATTGATAAAGTCATAGTTTTACCTCTCTTTAGTTCTACTCATTCTTGCCTTTGTTAGGCTAACCAAATCTTGTTGTATCAAAACTGGTACTGGTGTAGAATGACCACCATATTGTGGATGACTAAACAACCATTCTTCATGTGTCCTGTCATCATTCAATCTATGATGTATATTGCACAATGTCCTGCCACTAGCATTCTTGTGTATCCACATCCTAGCAACATATTCACCTAATGGTGTTATATGTTTTGTGCCTTTCCATGTCTGTATGTCTATCTTTTGTTTCTTCCAATAGCTTTTACTCCATGGGCAAACACTTACAATTGAAGCAAAGTATTCACTCCAATCAATATTATTTTCTTTTGCCACCTCTTTTTTTCTTGTCTTTTTTCTTCTTAGCCATTATAGTATACCTCCTGCCGCGCCTAGTGCTGTTGAAGCTACCAATAAGCCCAACACCCACCATAGCCTTGCATCCATCTTTTCAATCTTATTAGATTGTTTTTCCATATCTTTTTCAATATGGGCCAAATGGTTGTTCTTGATAATTTTTATATCAGTCTTTATCTCTCTTATTGCCTGAGTGTTTACCTCTGTTTGTGTTTTCTTTGTCATTAGTCTTTCCAAGGTAGTGGTAAGTCTTCTTCACCTGTGCTTGGATCATCTTTCTGACCAAGGATGTTCTTACCTAACCAAATCAACATAACAGGGTTGCCCTCTAGAGCTTTGTTATACTGTGCTTTTCTTAATCTCATCTTGCCTGC